AGCGGCCGAACGCAGTGGTGGCGCTTGCACAATTGATCCAACGAGCGGCAAAAAAAGCTGCGACTAGGGCTTGACAAAGTGCCGGACGTGTGGTAGAATGTATACATAAATACGACGCAACCGCACACGGCTGGTAGGGAGCCGATCCTCGAAAGAAGATAAATCCCTGCCGAGGGGGAGCAGACGGGAAAGGGGCCGCACTGAATTTGTGTAGCCCCTTTTCCTATTTCAAAGGAGATCAGAATGTTTTTTATACTTGGATTCATTGTAGGGGCGGCGATCACCCACTTCGTGTGGGAGTGGCGGCGTGGCTCTAGGGTATGGATGGCTGACTTTAAGTTTTGGTTAAGCCTATATAATCCTTGGGGGTAGCTTGAAGCGACTAGAACTTTCTCTGTGGAAGTATGTACAGTGGCGGCCTTGGATGGTGAAGAGAGCTCTCCGCAATGCTAGATTTGATCTAGATAAAGAGATACGTTTTGCAGATGATCTAGATCGAAATCGAATGATATGGGAGCAAGACTAACATTGCCCCCTCCCTGTTCTAAATTCGGGGTGTTGTGAGTATACTACTACGGGTGACTAATGAACTATTATTAAATAGGTGTTGGTGAAAAGCGTTAATTAAAATGAAGGAAGAAATAATGAAGATGTTTTCAACAGTGTTTCTAGCTGCAATTTTGATGCTAGGCACTTCTTTATCTTATGCGAATCCTCCGCGAAGTAGTATAACGCCAGAACAAGAACATGTGGAGATGTTATACCCTACTGTACTTATAAGATTAGAAAGAGGTTCTGGATCAGGTACTGTAATTTATTCAGAATTAAATGAAGATCAAGAGTACGAAAGTTATGTACTTACAAATAATCATGTGATTCAAGAGTATGTAAAAATAACAAAAGTTTGGAACTCTGAACTGAGAGAGCATGTTGACACAGAAAATCGGCGGCCTGTGAATATTGATTTATGGGAGTATAATAATTTTAGTACTGCCATAGGTACACTGGGACGAATAGCAGATATTGTTGCTTACGATAATAGCCGGGATCTTGCTCTCCTTCGGGTTAAGGACACGGAAAGACAGCTACCTTATGTAGCAACATTGTATCCTGAAGGACTAGATAATGGCCCTTGGATTTTTCAAACTGTCTATGCAGTAGGTGCTGGGCTTGGGAAGCCCCCGTTTCCTACAATGGGACTTTTAGCGGGGTATAGTAGAGATCAAGATGGTAATAAATTGTATCTTGCAAGTGCCCCTATTATTTTTGGAAATTCTGGTGGTAGTTTATATGTGCGTAGCCCCCGAGGAACTTATGAGTTAATCGGTGTTCCTAGTATGGTATCTGCTTATGGGTGGGGTAACATTGTATCTCATATGGCTTGGAGTCGTCCAATAGAAGAGATTAGACTTTTCTTACGAGAGAATAAGTATGGGTTTATTCTTGGCGATGAACTCGAACCTGAAGAAGAGGCTATAGAGGACCGTTAAAAATAGTAATATAAAAAAGAAGACTATTCGTATTAGGAGGAACGATGAGGATTCTTGTTTGTGGAGGGCGTCAGTTTAAGGATTGGCGTCTTCTTTTTGATACTTTAAATCATGAATATCTGATTTGGGAGGTGAGTTTAAAATCTTTTCCTACAGAGAAATTTATTCTTATTCATGGGGACGCTCCAGGTGCGGATACCTTGGCGGAAGTTTGGGCGGCTTCTTCTTCTCAGAAAATTATTATTGAAGCGTACCCTGCCGATTGGCAAATGTACGGAGTAGGTGCTGGTCATGTTCGTAATAGGAAAATGCTGGATAAGGGTAAGCCTGACTTAGTTGTCGCTTTCCCCGGAAGAGCAGGGACGGCTAATATGGTAAGTATTGCTAAAACAGCAGGGGTAGAAGTTAGGGAGGTTACTGGATAGATGGTTTTTTATACTGAGCTTGTATTGATAATTATTATAATCGGACTCGCAATTTGGCTGATAAATAAGTATTGGTCGAGGGGGAGCAATTAGTTAAGCGGAGGATCGGCAGCATGGAGATTGAAGATATGGAATATGTTTCAGTATACTTAAAGGAGCGATACTCTGGCCTTCGCCGTCTTCTGTTTGTTCATTGGAGTTCGGGAGGAACTCATCGCTACAGTCTTTATAATCCCTTTGCCTTGAAGAATATCCCCTTGGACAAAAAGGAGGATGGCTTTCAGTTAAGACGAACTCGGCTAGGTCGAATAATTTCTAACACACTTGAAATGAAACCTATCGAAGATGTGAATTGGTTGGATCTTTTGAAGATTATTAGAGCTAAGAATTGGCGAGGTCGCCCTCATATTTACAAGATACTAACACACATCACGCATGAGAAACTCAATGGCCCCTCAGCCAATTCGACGTAACCCAATTGCCGCGACTCTTCGGCGAGATGGGGTTTTTAGATTACGTAGGGTGCGACCCCGAAGGGGGAAAGGAAGCTATCAACGGACGAAGAGGATTCCTAATGAAAGTGCTTGATCTTTTTAGCGGCATCGGTGGCTTTAGTTTAGGACTTGAACGAGCAGGAATGGAAACTCTTGCTTTTTGTGAGATAGATCCTTACTGTCGTAAAATCTTAGAGAAGCATTGGCCTACGGTTCCAATTCATTCTAACGTGAAAAATTTGAATGGAGAAAAATATGAAGGAGAAGTTGATCTTATATGCGGAGGTTTTCCGTGCCAGCCGTTTTCTCAAGCTGGCAAGCAAGGAGGCACAGAGGATGACCGTTACCTCTGGCCTGAAATGCTTAGACTTATTAGGGAAATCAGGCCCTCTTGGATGCTTGGAGAAAATGTTACTGGGATCATCAATATGGAACTCGACAAGATCATTTCTAGTCTGGAAGAAGAAAATTACAAAGTCGGGACGTACATTATACCAGCTTGCGGCGTCGATGCCCCGCATAAACGAAACAGAGTATGGATTGTGGCCCACACCAACAGCCCAAGACAATTCGCAAGTCAAAGGGAAGGATCGCCGAGGGACTACATTAGGAGGGGCCGTGAGGCTATGGCCGACTCCCTCGCATCGGGATCACAAGGGAGGTTACTTGGGCGGCAGGATAAGGGACGGCAAAGTCAGCATGGATACTTTGGATGTAATAGTTCAATACATAGACAACCCTGCCCGTCAAGCTGGACAACTGAACCCGGAATTCGTAGAGTGGTTAATGGGATACCCAATAGGGTGGACAGAATTAAAGGACTAGGTAATGCAGTCGTGCCTCAAATAGTAGAAGTATTCGGCAACATGATTATGGAGGCGTGTTAGTGGGGGTCACTTTCTCTTTTAATTTCTTGGCCATGTTTCTCTAACCACTCTTCATTAGTCAGAAGTTTGGGGCTTTGAGTTTGTTGGATAAGGGCTTGAAGCCCACGTAGTTCTTCAGGAGAGAGCCCCTTCATTCGACGTGGAGCATTCTCTAACATCTTAGTACCAAACCAAAAACCAATTATCGTATAGAAGATATACCACAAAGCTTCAGGTATAGCATAGAGACTATACATAGCGGCAGTGAACCCGACTGTATCCATCATCGCCCATACAAAGAGAGCGATGATTCCAAACGTCATTATCGGGCGTGGCAATCTATTGAGTCCATCTACGAGACTATCCCACCACGTTCGATTGGCCCGATAACTGAATTCAGCTTCGAACCCCCGTTGGAGGGCTGTCTGTTCTTCGGCTGCATAAAGTTCACGTTTGCCCTTATTGCCGAAGATGGTGGAGACGAGGCTTTGAATTCCCCCCAAGCCTCCACCGAAAATGCTACTTAAAATCGATAACATACTATCCTCCTAGACGCTAAGAGAGTCAGCCCAACTTACCCACGGGGATTTAATTTTAAGTTCAGCCTTACGAGTTACCCAGATTGGTACGTTAAAAGTAATGCCGTATTCAGGATGGGTGATCCAAGAATTCTGTGAAGGTAGCGTTGGATCGAATCGAAGTGATTGAGCGAATTCGTCATATCCTTTAAGTGCGCCATTCACAATACCACCAACCGAATCCAACTTCATTCGTTGATGCCAATGCCCCATTACAACCCAGTCCACAGGCGTTCCCAATGAAGCATAATAACTCTTTACCTTGTACACGCCCCGCACGATCGGACCTAACAACCCAATCATACCATTGCCACCCGCAACTCCAAGTCTATCCCCATGAGTAGCTAAGTAGGTAGTATTGTAGATTCGATAGAGCGCATCAGGTGCATTGGGCACCAAGAAGGAGAATCGATCATCGTTCCTATTTTTTGTATAGGATTCCAACATCGTACCTAGGAGCCAATCGAAATTTGAGTAAGCTGCCGCCTTCTGTCTCGGCTTTTGTGTTCCGCGTCCGTGGTTTCCATAGGTGTTAACAACAAAAACTTGTCCAAAGGTGTCAGCAAATTGAGTCAGCGCCCAGTCCAAGATGGGAGCAAGTTCGAACACTTGCTTCATAGCGCGCCCATCATTGGTTTCAGTCAAGTCCTCATGAATATCACCTGCAATCATATCTCCCCCTAAGACCACGACTACACCGGGATACTGAGGATACGCCATGTGGTTAGTATAGAGATCAATTACATTCCTTACAAGAGTTTGGATTCGTTCCTTAGCGATCTCCATATTAAATTCGTTTACCCCGTTAACCATAGTAGGGTCCACTACTTCTCCAAAATGCCAATCAGAGAGTTGAAAGGTTGGCACCCCTGGCATATTGCCAGAGGTTTTCGGAGGGCTGAGTGTCCAATTAGGGGGTGAGCTAGGATATTCGGAAAGATCAAAGAAATACGATCGGACCTTATCCGCTGTGAGATTTTCTCGTGTACTAGAATCCAATTGTTTTTGAAGAGACCTGATACGATCCTTGTATTCCATCTCCATCGCGTACATCTCAACTTCAGTGTCAACCGAAAGAACCTTGGGAACGATTCCCAGTCTCTCCGCCCGCCCAAGCCGCCCATACAGAGTGCTTCGCGCAACTCCAATTTCCTCCGCTGCTTGAGCCTTATTACCTTTGTTACGCGCTACTGCGTCCACTGCTTCTTGAAGAATGTCAGCCATCTTATACGCCTCGTTCTGAGTTAAGGATTGACTTTAAGCCTATCAAGCTCTTTCACTACTGAACGCTTGAGTTTTGACGCTCGCATCATTCCTCGGAACTCTGGATTTCTATTGAGGAATGCTTCACGAGACGCGGCTTTTAAGTCTATTATAACCCATTCGGACACAGGGCGTCCACTATTATAAGACTGAATCTCCTTAAAAAGAGCGCGGATCCTATTCGCCGCCGACGTTCTGTTCTCTCCATCCCCGGTGGCGGCTGCCAGCATTTGAGCCTCGATAGAACGAATCAGACGTTCTCGGAAGATACGGGCCACCGGCTTGACATTCTGAATTTCTCTTGACACTATGAACTCATGTTCACGCGCTTGCGTCACCTTGGCAGGTTCAAATCCAATCAACTTCATTAAAAGATCAGCACTAGTAAGATCGTCTTTTGTTACTAATACATTATTTCTTGTGGATCGCGCCCCACCTGGAAGATTGAAGGATTCAAGGGCTCCACTCC